CTGGTGGTCAAAAAGGTACAGGAATGGATATAAAATCATTTGCAAACGAGTATTTTAAAAAATTTAATAAAGGTGGTAGAGTAGGCTATGCTTATGGTGGTAATGAGATCGTGGATCAAGCCTCAGGGATCATGGGTCTACCTCAAAGGACTAATGAAGCTGGTATAAAAGAATTAGATTTAAGAGATAGTGGTGGCTTTATTCCTCCAGTTGGTGTAAAAGAAAAGGCAGATGACGTTCCAGCAATGTTATCTAATAACGAATTTGTAATGACAGCGGATGCTGTTAGAGGCATGGGCGACGGTGATGTAAATGAAGGCGCACAACGTTTATATGATCAAATGAAAATGCTTGAAAAAGGAGGCAGAGTATAATGGCAGTTAATGAAACAGTAGTAAGGCCATCGGAATTTATAGAAGCCGGGGGTAAAACTTTTTTAAATGATCTAAGTACAGCAGTAGGTGATTATAAAGCAGCAGACCTCTCAAAGATTTATGGTCCACAATTTGTAGCAGGACAAGATCCTTTACAAGCAGAAGCTGTTAAACAAGCTACTCAAGGTATTGGATCATTTCAACCTTTTTTAAATGCAGCGCAAGCAGCAACGGGACCTCAAGGTTATCAACCTTATATGTCTCCGTACCAACAAGAAGTCATTGATCAAACTTTATCAGGTTTTGATATGCAAGCAGAAAAAGGTATTGGTTCAATTGCAAACAATGCTTATACCGCTGGAGCATTTGGTGGAGCAAGACAAGGTGTTCAAGAAGCAGAATACATGGCTGGATCAGATAGAAATAGAGCAGCTTTACAAGCTCAACTATTAGGACAAGGATTTAACCAAGCACAAAATTTAGCACAAAATCAATTTAACCAACAATCTTCTATGGCTACTCAAGTTCCTAACTTACAAGGTCAACAAGTTGCTGGTTTACAAACTTTAGGTTCAGGTTTACAACAACAAAGACAAGCTGAATTAAGTGCACAACAGCAATTAGCTACACAAAATTTAAATCAAGGTTTAACTGCAGCGCAACAATACGGTGCAGGTGTTACAGGATTGATTGCAGGATACCCTGGAAAAACAGTTCAAGAAGTAACTCCTAACTCAAGTCCTATGGCTAATCTATTAGGTACAGGTACTACGTTAGCAGGAATATACAGAGCGTTTAACCCTTCAAATAGAGGCCCAGCTTAATATGAGCAGGGTATTTAAAAGACCTATGTTCAGAAGAGGCGGGAACGTGGGTTCAGGCATCATGACTGGTATTGTAGATAGATCTATGCATAAAGAAAATCCTTTTGTAACGGGTAATCAAGGAATGAAAACAGATTTTGGTAAAGAAGCTGAAATTTTAAATCAAACATATGATAATAATTCTTTTGTACCTTATCCACCTACCGAACAAGAAATTAAAGATACTTCTCCTGTATTGACTACGGAAGCCAATAGAGAAATGCCAGCAGATTTATTTCCAAAACCTGATTTTGGACCTGAAAGAGGTGTTGATTATTTTAAAGATATACTTATGCAAGGTGGCGGTGAGTATGGAGGAATGGATCCTTTAACTTCTTTCTTGTTAACAGCTGGACCACAAATAGCTAAGTCAACATCTTTCGGCGACGCTATTGCAAATTTAGCACCAGCTAATAAACAATTAATAGAACAAGCTAATAAAAAAGCTGAGTATTTAAGAAAAATAGGTTTAACTGCATCTGAAATGTCATTAAATAATCAATCTAAAATAGAAGGTAGAGAATATGATTATGGTGTAAATTTAAGTAATAAACAATATGAATATGCTAAAGATATAAATGAAAAAATGTACACTGAAAAAGCTACAGGTGTACAATGGGCTAAAGAAGCTGTGAAGAGAAAACAAACATTAACTAGAGAAGATTGGATAACAGAACAAGCTGCTATACGTAGTAAAGCCAGTGAGGCAGATAAAAAAGCTTGGGATATTCAAATGAAAAAATTAGGTTTTGAAAATGAAATTTCATTAATTAAAAAAAGATCAGAAGAAACACAAGCAATTAATAAAGCTGAAAGAGAATTAGATAATGCTGATTACTTAAGCAATTCAATTAAAGGTGCTGTAGTTAAAATAATGGAGGGAGACTCGGATTTATCTTTAAAGCAAGCTACAAACATGGCTAATTGGACATATAAACTAAGTAGTTCTCCAGCATTAAAAAATTATAAAGTAGGAAGTTATTTAGAAGAAAATCAAACTTCAGGAAAAAAAGCTAAGGCTTTTGCTAAAAAACAAGCTGGTAAAGGTAATAATGGAAAAGTTTTTTGGGATCCTTACACTGATGAGGGTAGAGCGCTTCAAGTTCAATTAGTTGAAGGTGAATATGATTTAGTAGAAATATCTCTTGATGGAGAAGTTTCTAGTTCAAAAAAAATTACAGAAACTCCTGAAGTTGTAGAAGATAAAACTATGTATGAAACAATAACTGGTGAAAAACCAGTACCTACTTCTTACGAAGATATGCTTAAAAACACAGAAGACACTACTCAAAAAATAAAAGATGTTATAACGACCCCAGTAGATATGTCTAAAATAGACACTACAAATATTAGAAAAAGATAGGATTTTAAATGGCTGAATACAATGCTTCTTTAAACTCAGCAGAACAAGATAATGAGACGAGTTGGTATAAATCTTTTGGTGCCGGACTTGTATCAGGTTTAATTAAAATACCTGAAGGTGTTGTATCCCTAGGAGCAGAGCTAGTAGATCTTGGTGCAGATTCAGATACTGCAGCCGATGTAGAACAATTTTTTGATAAAATAAATCCCTTTGAAGAAATAGCTGAAGAAAATACTATAGGTAAATTAACTGAAGCTATAATGCAAATAGCCGTTCCTGGAGGAATAGGTTTTAAAGTTGCAAGTACAGCTGCAAGAAAAATGACTGTTAAAGCTTTAAAGGCAAAACGTGGTAAAGCTTATGCAGATTTTGGAAAAGGTAGTAAATTTTATAAAGCTGATAATCCTTTAACAAAAGGAACTTCTAAAAAAGTCAAAATTTCTAAAAATTATAATAGAGAAAGTTTATCTGAAGCCTTAACTAAAGTTAATAAATTAAATAAAGGACTTAAAGCTCCTAGATTTTCAGCAGCTATTTTAGGAGGAGCTGCAGGGGAAACTCTTGTTGTGGACAATGAAAACATAGGTACTTTTGGAGATATGTTTGAAGGACCTACTGAATTAAATAGAGATACATCTTTAAGTGGAAGTGATGATGCCGCTAGAAAATTAATGAATAGGTTTAAATTTGGGGGTGAATCTATATTTGCAACACCGTTTGCTTATGGCATAGGTAAAACAGGTAAACTTTTAGCAAATAGAGGAACTGATTTAGCTTACAGCAATCGTGCATTTGAGCGATGGATAAATAAATATATCAGAGCTCCATTTAGTCCTAGAGGAGATTTACCTGCAGAAGTATTTGTAAAAGAAATGGAGAAACAAGGTTTAAAAGTTAAAGATACTTATAGAGCTAAAGAAATTGTATCTAATTTAACTAAATTAACTGATTCTTTATTTCCTACTGTGCAGGAAATGGCAGATAAAACAATTAAAAGTAAAGGTCTAGATAAATTATCTTTTAGTAAAGAATTAAATAAATTATTGGTAAGTGGGGATGTATCAAAACCCATTGATCAAAAAGCATTAAGTAATTTACTATCCAAATTAGATAAAAAAAATGTTTCAAAAAAAAAAGCAGATTTATTATTAACCACACTTGCTGAAGGTAGAGTAGAATTTAATACTCTTTTAACTATTTTAAATAAAAATGCTACAGTAGGAAAAGGTGCTTCTGATGAATTAAAAGATTTAATGAAATCAAGATTAGATAAATATGTAGCCCATACTTATGAAATTTTTGAACATAGAAGTAATATTTTTAATGCTTTTAGAAAATATAAACCTACGGATGAAGCATATAAAAATGCTGAAAACGTATTTATGAAAAATGGCAAAAGAACTTCAGCAGAAGCCAGATCAATTATTGATGATATTTTAAAACAAGCTGAGAAAATAAAATCTCCAAAAGATCTTCAAGATTTTAGTTATGTAGCTAAATCCATGGAGAAAGGAGGCTCTAATCAAATTTTTAAAATAGGTTTAAAATCTACATCTAAAGGAACTCCTAGTGAAAAAGAAGCTCTTAAACAATTATTTGGAAAAGTAGAAGATCCTAGATTTACATTATTTACAGGCATCACTAATCTTTCAAACATAGCTAGAACTACTGAATACATGACTGGAGTCCTTCTTAAAAATGATGAAGTACAAAAAAGAGGAGGTAGAGGTTTTTTTTGGAAAAGTGAAGCGGATGCTATAGCAGCGGTTAACCCTAAAGAAACTGGAATAAAAATAGTTGCAATGAGTGATGTTTTAGGAAAAATTGATGCTACCAAGAATATTGTAAACCCTTTAAATGCTAAATGGACTACTAGAGAAATAGGTGAAGCTATAAAAGTTGCTAATGATGTTCCAGGATCTCTTCAAGGATTTGTAAGAGGTAATAAAGAAATGAGTGGCGCTGAAGCAGGAGTTAGTTGGTTTTATAGAAATTTATTAATGTTTCCAAAAGGTGTTTCTCAAATGGCAAAAACTATTTTTTCAATACCTACCCACATAAGAAATTTTATGAGTGCTGGAGCTTTTAGTGCAGCTAATGGTGTTATACCTTTTATGTTAGAAAATCCAAAAACATTTGCTAGAGCTTTTAAAAGAGGAATAGGTGAGTCAGGGTTATTAAAATTAGGTGGAGTAGAAGGAGGAACTGCAGCTAATCAAAAAGCATACAGAGATATGTTGGAATTAGGTATTACAAATTCACAAGTTCAATTAGGAGACATGACTTCTTTGATTAGAGATTCTTCAGGAGGAAAAGGTTTTTTGAATAATGATTATGCTTTAGGTCGAATGTTTAAAAAATTTAAAAAAGTAGGTGAATTTTTTCAAGGGAAATACATGGCAGAAGATGACACTTTTAAAATTACTAATTTTGTCGTAGAGTTAGATAGAATAACAAAAGCAAAATATAAACAAGGGCGAATAGTAAAGGGTAAAAAAGTTCCTTGGAAAAATTTTGAAGAATTTGAAAACAGTTTAAAAGATGTAAAAGGAGCTGATGGTCAATTTATAAGAAACGAATCTCATTGGGCATTAAAACAACAAGCGGCAGAAATTGTTAAAAATACCGTACCTAATTATGCTTATGTTGGACAAGCAGTTAAGACTGCAAGACTATTACCTATTGGTAATTTTATGTCTTTTCCATCTGAAATTATAAGAACTTCTACCAACATCGCTAGACAAGGTGTTAAAGAAATGGCGCACTCTAATCCCACTAAAGGGAGTAATATGTTGCCTACAGTTTTTGATACAAAATTAAATAAATATGTTGCAAATGATGCTATTGAAAGAGGCACATATAGCACTGGAATGAAAAGAATAGTGGGGATGGCTACTACTTTAACTGCTGTTCCTGTTGCAGTTACAGAAGGAGCAAAAGCTTTATATGATGTAACTGAAGATGAAATTCAAGCTATGAGAAGATTTGTTCCTGACTGGTCAAAAAATTCTACATTGGTTCCAATCAGAGATGATGATGGTGAATTAAGGTATATAGATTTTAGTAAAAGTAATGCTTATGATTTAATGGCCAGACCTTTTAGAACTTTAATGAGCAATATTCAAGAAGGTCAAGAAAACGGAGATACATTATTATCAGGGTTTGCTGCAGGAGTTGGTGAAGCAAGTGGAGAAATTATGAATCCATTTATATCAGAATCTATTTGGACAGAAGCTATGGCAGATTTAACTATAAGAGGTGGAAGAACTTCTGAGGGAAGACAACTATATACAGAACAAACATCTATAGGAGATAAACTTGCTATCCAATTTATGCATTTAGGAAGTGCTTTAGCACCTTCTTACAAACAATTTCAAAGAATAGGTCAAGCTTCTTTTGGTATTACAGATAAAAGAGGAAATGAATTAGAAATAGGACCAGAATTAGCGGGGCTAATGGGTTTTAGACCTATTAAAGTAGATCCACTTAATGCAATGACTTTTAAAATTGCAGGTTACCAAACAGGAATAAGAAATGCTAGAAGAGAATTTACTGGAGGATTTTTTGGTTTATTAAAAGGTGGTTCTGTTGATGAAAATGATGTTATTAGTAGATATCTTAAATCTAATAAAGCTAGATTTGAAGTTCAAAGAGAAATGTTTAAAGATTTACAAGCTGCACAAGAATTAGGTAATACTAAAAATCAATTAAGAGAAGTTTTTGAACAAAGACAATTAAGTGGTAAAACATTTAATCAATTAAACAAAGGAAAATTTGAGGCTTATTATCCTTCTAAAGATATTATTAAAAAATTTAAAGAAATAGCTTTAAACTTAGGTGAAGACAACGCTTATTTAGCAGCTAAAGGAGATTTAAAAAGTATTAAAAATGACCTTAAAGCTTTAGGTTTTGATGAAAAATTTAGAGCAGACTTTGCTGTAGGTGGACATGTAGAATCTACTATGTTTACAGAATCCATGAAAGATATAACTTCTGTCTTGTCTGAAGTAGATAGAGACATGAAAAATTTAGATTTAGATGAAGAGTTTGATGATCAAATTGATATTAATAATTATATTACACAACAAAAATTACAGACACCACCTTTACCAAATACCCCAATGCCTAACCAAAATGTTATACAGGCAAGTGTCAAGGCTCAGGCAACAGATCCTTTGAATGAAGGATTAACCAATACAGAAAATGCATTACTTTCTCAAGAAGAAAAAATGATTAGGTTAAGACAAAGAGGTTTAGCATAATGGATTATTTGGGAGGTTTGATAGGCTGGTCTTATCGGGGTTTGAATGTAGCGGGGGTTACATTCCAATGGTAAAAAATTTAGCTTTAGAAAAAATTCACTCACACGAAAAATTATGTCGTATTATGCAAAAACAAACTCATGCAAAAATTTATAAATTAGAACATCAAATAAATAGAATAGAAAAAATATTACTAAGTTGTGTTGGTTTATTATTAACTGGCATGGGTGGAATTATAGTAATGCTTTTAGAACTTTAGATCCATTCTTTAAAATCTTCATCCATAATTGCATTAGCAATATTAACTTTATTACGTAAAGCTTTAACAATTCTTTCATCAATAGTATCCTGAGCCATGATATCAATATAAGTCATCTTTTTAGTTTGACCTATACGATCAATTCTAGCTTCTGACTGTTGACGTTTCTCAAGATCATAACCATTAGAAAAATAAACCATGTTACTTCCTGCAGTTAATGTGATACCATATCCGCCGGTATGTGTAGTTCCTACAAAAAATCTACAGTTGTCATCTGTTTGAAATTTCTTTATATTAGCTGACCTTGAATCTGTGTCTGTTGCACCATAATAATCTACTACAGAGTCCTCACCATATACTTTTTTTATCTCTTTAATTATTCTTTTTACATCATGTGTGTAATGAGACCAGATAATAGTTTTACCTTCTATTTTTTCTAAGATACTCATCAATTCATTTAACCTACTACAAGGTAAATCTTTAATGACACCATCATCAGAAGTAAAATGACCACAAGTAATTTGATGTAATCTCATCAACTGAGTCATAACGGTTGCTGTAGATTGCATTTTACCTTCTAAAAAAGCTACTGCTTCTTTCTTCATCTGTTGGTAAACAGTTTTTTGTTCTTTAGTTAACTCAACATAATGTTTAACAAAAGTTTTTTCTGGAAGATCTAAACAATCTTCTTTTAATATTCTGTTAGAGAAAGGTTTTATTTTATCAGACAGTTCACCCAGGTTCACGTAGCCTGTAACAATTTCTATTCTTCTACCATTAACTTCTATCTTCCTCATGTTGGCATATCTAGATCGAAACGTGTAGTAAGAATCATGCCCCAGGAGCCATGGATCAAGAAAGGCACATTGACTAAATAAATCTAATGGAGATTTAGTAACAGGAGATCCAGTTAAAATTCTTCTATACTTTGCCTCACCTCTTAAAGCTAAAATATTTTTAGTTCTATTTGATGTTGGAGTTTTAATAGTTGTAGACTCATCAATTGCAATCATTGCTTTGTGACAAGATAAAAATTTAGCTGCAAATGCTGCACCATCACCTGTAGAAAATGTTTCTACATTCATAATTAAAATATGAAAGTCAGTTCCAGTTTCAAACAAAGTATTTAAAATCTTTTTTTGTTTAATTGTTTTATCTGTAGTCTTCCAAAGAACTACTTTTTTTTCTATATGATCTGGTAAGTGAATAGGAATTTCTGAGTCATACCAATTTTTATATACACCTTTAGGTGCTATTAATAGTAGACCATTTATGTCACCTCTGTCATACAGAATAGCGGCATTATCTAATAACACTTTAGATTTACCTGTTCCCATCTCCATAAAATAGGCAAAGTTTTCTTTGTCCCAAGATTCTTCCAGTGCTTTAAGCTGATGCTCAAAAGGCTTTGTTTTAAATTTATAGTTCATAATTTGCTTTTCTTTCTATACATGATATATATGTGGTTAAAATAAAAAGTCAATGAGCAAAGTATATTTAACACAGGATATTCCTGTAGATAGAGACACAGGACAGCCTAAATACAATGTATTAGGGGCTTCTAAGTATGGCGACATAGTGACGCTACTGCCTATGTACTCTCAAATTATACTATCTCCAGGTCCATTAATTTTGAAACTTAGAACTCTTCTAAAAGACTATAAGGTTGAAGATTATTTATTATTATCTGGTGATCCTGCAGTTATTGGTGTCGTATGTTCTGTTGTTTCAGATATAACTAATGGAAAATACAAACTTCTTAAATGGGACAGACAAGAAAAAACATATTATCCGATCGAAATAAATATTTTTCAAAACTAGGGTTGACAAAATTTATAAGTATCCTATATATCTAGGTATGAAAGAGAGGAATAAATAATATGTCAATTAACTTAAGACAAGATGCTCCTGATCAAAGCAATATAATAGATCCAAAAAAACTATCTGAAGAGGTTGAAAAATTAGTATCTATTCAACGACAGATAAAATCCAACGAAGATAGAATTAAAGATTTAAAAGAAGACGAGAAACATTTTAGTACAGTCGTTATTCCAAAACTAATGGAAGAGATGAATCTAAAAAGTTTAAAGTTACAAGATGGTTCTGAACTGTCTGTAAAAAAAGTCTTCAGCACCACCATGAAAGCTGATAGAAAAGGTGAGTGCGTACAATGGCTTCGAGATAACGGCTTAGGTGATATTATAAAAAATAATATTACAGTATCATTTGGTCGTGACGAGGAAACCAAGGCTGCAGAATATGCTACCCTTGCAAAGGGACAGGGCTATGAACCTACTCAAGAAGAGAAGGTTCACCCGTCCACTTTAAGAGTAGTGATGGAGGAAGTTCATACTAAAGGTAAAGAAATTCCTGCTGATCTATTTTGGACGTTTGATGGAAATCAAACTAAGATAAAAAGTAAGTAATAATAAACGATAACCCAATAGGATATATATGAGTACAGAAAGTACAATGGTCAAGAAAGATAATGCAGGAGCATTATCAACAATCAACCTAAGAGCAGACTCTGGTAAAGGGACTGAAGAGATGCAATCAAGTGATAGGTCAACACCTATCTTGAAAATCCTTCATCAATTATCTCCAGAATGCAATTCAAGAAGTGCAAAGTACGTTGAAGGCGCTCAACCTGGAATGATTTATGCATCCAGTTTTGGTAGTTTAGTCAGCGGTGAGAAAGGTTTAGATATAGTTGTATCTCACTTTCAAACTAGGTACCCTGAATGGCAAGAAAGAGGAGATAGTACCGCAGCACCAGTAGGAACACACCTTAACCCACCAGCAGATGCTGTTGAGGAAAAAGGTGGTAGATATAGATTATCTAATGGTAACTATGTAGAGAAGACAATGTACTTCTATGCAATAGCTATTTTAGAAAATGGATCTAGATCTGCTGTAATACCTATGAGGTCTTCTAACTTAACTCCAGGAAGAGATTTGAATGATATGATTTCAAATTTAAGAATGGTAGACGCTAAAGGTTCGTTTCAACCTGCATCTTTTACAGCTGTGTTTAAATTAAAAACAGCAGGTAAGAGTTGGGGAGATAAGAACTGGCATGTGTATAAGCCTTCTTTTGTAAAAATGTTAGATGTTGTGTCTAGCCCTAAAGATGCTGAGTTATACCAAGCAGGTCAAAAGTTACAGAGAGAAGTATCTAAAGGTTCTACTCAACCTAAGTACGAAAAGGTTGAAGCTGATAAAACTAAAAAAGATATTATCTAATCCCTTTAGGGACACTTGCAAGTGGAGGTGGCGTCGGGAGACTAACGCCACCTTTTAATACAAAAAACAAACTTTGACAGGATTGTATGAAAGATTATATAAAATATTTTGAGGGCTTAAAAAGAAATTATGGAGTATGTAAAACCAATGAAGGTTATATAGACTCAGAAACAGGTAAAAAAAGATACCCACATGAATGGTCTGGTATTCCTGTTACACAAATAGACTATGAAGAACATTTAAAAGGAAACAAATCTATTGGAATTCAACCTTGTACTGACGAAGGTAAAGCAAGGTTTGGTGCTATTGATGTAGATAAGTATCCTATAGATAGACAATTTTATTTAAAAATTATTGAAGAGAAAAATCTCCCAATAATTCCTGTCCTGTCAAAAAGTGGTGGACTACATTTATATGTGTTCACCACTGAATACGTTAAGGCAAAAGAGATAAGGGAATTTTTGGAACAAGTTTTATTCTTATTCAAGCTACCAATCAATACAGAAATTTTTCCAAAACAAACTACACTTGGAGAAAATGCTGATGGAGCAAAAACAAACGGTAACTTTTTAAACTTACCTTACAATAATAAATCTAGAAGAGCATTACTTCCAAATGGTGAAGAGATGGATTTAGATATGTTTATAAAAGTTGTGATTGCAAATGCTCAAACTAAAGAACAGTTAAAAGGAATTAATGAAAAAATAATTAAAGATGAATTGACAGGGGGAGATAAAGAGTTTGATGATGGCCCACCTTGTTTAGGAATTTTAACTAAAGAAGTAATGAAAGATGGTAGAGATAGATTTTTATATAACTACATGGTTTTTGCTAAAAAAAAATATCCAGATAAGTGGCAAGGAAAAATTATAGAAGCTGCTAGAAAATATTTTGAGTTTGATAGTAACTGGACTGACATTCATGTTAATGCAAAGGTAAAAAGTTGGAGTAAAGATACCAAAGGACATACTTGTAATGATCCTTTAATAGCACCTGCATGTGTAAAATCAGTTTGTGTAAAAAGAAAGTTTGGAATTATATCTGATAATAAACCTAGATGGCCTATGTTATCAGCTTTACAAAAATTAAATATAAAACCAACGCCAGAATGGTATTTTACTATAGAGAAAGAAAATGGAGAAACTAAACAAATACATGCTAAAAATATTCACAAGATAGAAAGTCAAAAAGAATTAAGAGCAGTAATAATGGAGCAAGCTCATGTAGTTCCGCCTCAAATAAAAGGTAATGACTTTCATGAAATTATAAAATCTTTATTTGAAGGAAATAAAATAGATGTTCTTGAACCAGCCGAAGGTACAAATCCATCTGATGTGTTGATGAATCATTTACATAGATACATTAATGAACCAGCAGCAAAACAATACAGTTCATTTCAAAGTGGTAGACCTTTACTGGATGATGACCATGCATACTTTTTATTTACTTCATTCTATGATGATATTAAAACTTATGAGTGGAAAGAGTCTTCAGCTAAAACTTCTTTAATGATTAAAGATTTATTTCCAAGTAAGAATCCAGAAGAGGAAGCTAAGTTTGATCACAGTAAAAGATTTCCAGGTAAGGATTCAAAGAGTAAAATATTTCCTCCATTAAAAACTCTGAGACTACCTTTGAAATTCTTTGAAAAGGATGAAGATGTTCATGAGACAGTAGAGTTTAAAAGTGAAGAAGATATTATATGATTTATAAATACTATGGACCACCAGGAACAGGTAAAACTTATAAATTAATTAGTAGAGCTAAAGCTTATGCTAGAACAGGTGTACCTTTACATAAAATAGGATACTTTGCTTTTAGTAGAAAGGCAGCAGGAGAAGCTAAAAAAAGAATGCCTTCAGACGACAAGAACTTACCTTACTTTCAAACACTACATGCATTTTGTTTTCATTTTTTAAAATTAAAAGAACAAGATATTATGCAACCTTTTCATTATGAAAACTTTGGTAAGAAAATTAATATTAAAGTTAAGTACGTAGATAAATATAATAAAGATGAAGTAAATTTTTTAACTTGTGACAATCCTTATTTTCAAATAATTCACAAATCGATTAACAGATGCACAACCATAGAAGAAGAATACGATTTAAATGAACACAACGGTAAAGATATTAAATGGTCTACTTTAAAATACATTAATGATAATTTAAAAAACTATAAAGATAAAAAAAAGCTATATGACTTTAATGATATTGTAGATTTAACAATTAAGAAAAAAGATGATCCAGATTTTCCAACTTTTAAAGCTGTATTTATAGATGAAGCTCAAGATTTATCACCTCTACAATGGAAATTATTTGATGTATTAAAAACAAAAGCAGAAGATATGTACCTGGCTGGTGATGATGACCAAGCTATTTTTGCCTGGGCTGGTGCAGATGTAGATAGATTTATACAAGAACCTGCTAAAGAAAGAGTTTTAATGTACTCAAAAAGGATCTCTTTAATGGTCCAGGAAGAGTCACAGAAGCCTATTGAGAGAATTATGGGCATCAGGAAGCAAAAAAACTATTATCCTCGTGATTTTGTCGGAGAATCGTCTGAAATAGCTAATTTAGGTCAAGTAGATTTAAACAAAGGAAAATGGTTAATCTTATCAAGAACGATATCTAGACTTATGAAAGTAGATGAAGAACTTAGAAAGAAAAATTTATTTTTTGAAACCAACAAAGGTAAAAGTTTAAAAGTATCTTTGTACAAAGCAGCAATGAATTATGAATTGTGGACTAAAGGAAAAATATTAGAAGACAAAGTTATAAAAGATATAAATGAATATATAGAAAATCCTCAATGGGATCATATGACAGGTTGGTATGAAGCTTTTACATTAGCTGATGAAAAAGAAAAATTGTATATAAAAAATATGTTAGATAACGGAGAGAATTTAAATGAACCTGCAAGAATATGGTTGTCCACTATACACGCAGCAAAAGGTGGAGAAGAAGATAATGTAATTCTATGTTTAGATATGGGAGATAAGATTCTTAAAGCAATTAAAAAGAGTCAGAACAAACAAGATGAAGAACATAGAGTTTGGTACGTAGGAACCACTAGAGCAAGAAATAACCTGTATAAATTAAAAGCAAAAATAAAAAGAAAAGGATACCAGCTATGACACATAAAGATATGTTTGAAGATACATTTCCACAAAATAAACAAATCGGTGGATCACATTATAAAAATTTTAAAATTCAACCCTATGAATTTATATCACACAACGACTTGAGTTTCTTTCAAGGTTGTGTTATTAAATATGTCTGTCGTTACATGAACAAAAATGGAATACAGGATTTAGAAAAAGTAATTCATTATTGTGAATTAGAAATTTTAAAAATGAAAGACCTTAAAAAGAAAAAATGATTATACCTCAAACTGAGTGGTTACAACCTACAGAATTTCCTGATCTATCAAAGCATAAAGAGATTGCTATTGACTTAGAAACAAGAGATCCAGATTTAAAAAGTAAAGGTTCAGGAGCCATCATAGGTAATGGTGAAGTTGTAGGTATAGCTGTAGCTGTAGAAGGTTGGAAAGGTTATTATCCAATAGCTCATGAAGCAGGACCTAACATGGAAAAGAAAAAAGTTTTAGAATGGTTTTCACATGTTTGTGAAACTCCTGCTACCAAAATATTTCATAATGCAATGTATGACGTATCTTGGATAAGACATTTAGGTATAAAAATCAATGGTTTAATAATAGATACCATGATTGCCTCATCATTGATTGATGAGAATAGATTCTCATATACTTTAAATTCAATGTCATGGAAATATTTAAGTAAAGGTAAGAATGAAGCTCTGTTAAATAAAGCAGCTAAAGAAAGAGGCTTAGATCCTAAAGCAGATATGTGGAGACTTCCAGCTATGGAAGTTGGATCTTACGCAGAACAAGATGCAGTTCTTACATTAGAGCTTTGGCAAAAATTAAAAGAAATAATTAAAGAGCAAGATCTTAAAAAAGTTTTTGATCTTGAGACTGAACTGTTTCCATGTCTTGTTGACATGAGGTTTTACGGTGTAAAAGTAGACGTTCAAAAAGCTCATACACTGAAGACAGCATTAGCATTAAAAGAAGAAAACTTAATCCACCAAATAAAAATAGAAACAGGAATAGATATTCAACTAATGGCTGCAAGATCAATTGCACCACTTTTTGATAAATTAAATTTAGAGTATTCCAAAACTGAGAAATCAGGCGAACCATCCTTTACTAAAAATTTTCTTGTAAATCATAAACATCCTGTAGTTAGAATGATAGCAGAAGCTAGAAAAATAAACAAGGTTAGGACAACTTTTATAGACTCTATTATTAAACATGAACACAAAGGACGTATTCATGCAGATATAAATCAAATTAGATCTGACGATGGAGGAACAGTTACCGGAAGATTTTCTTATTCTAATCCTAATTTACAACAGATACCTGCTAAGGATCCAGAAACAGGACCTTTAATTAGATCTTTATTTATTCCAGACAAAGGTTGCAAGTGGGGTACGTTTGACTACTCGCAACAGGAACCAAGACTTGTAGCACACTACTCATTACAATTTGAATTACCTTCTGTTAATACTATTGCAGACTCATATGAAAATGATCCTAATACAGACTTTCACAAAATTGTAGCAGATATGGCTGAGATACCTAGATCACAAGCCAAAGTAATTAACTTAGGTCTTTTTTACGGTATGGGTAAAGCTAAACTTATGAATGAATTAGATTTAACAAAAGATAAAGCTGAAGAATTATTTAAAAAATATCATGAGAATGCACCTTTTGTAAAACAACTTACTAACAAAGCAATGAATGCAGCAGCTAGTAAGGGTGTAATTAAAACCATATTGGGTAGACGTTGTAGATTCCCTAAATATGAACCTGTACTTAGAGGTGACGATTGGGGAACTTATGTTCCTGCAGAAGATGAAGAACGTATGAAAGAACTTCAAGATATGGGTCCAGTATTAAAAGATTTTGAAGAAAATATTATTAAAGATAAAGAAGGTAAACCTAAGAAAAACTATTGGCATAACAATCCAGCTAGGAGAGCTTTTACTTACAAAGCTTTAAATAAATTAATTCAAGGTAGTGCTGCCGACATGACTAAAAAAGCCATGGTAGAGTTGTATAAAGAGGGTTTACTGGCTCATATACAAATACATGATGAATTAGATTTTTCTGTAGAATCAGAAGAGCAGGCTGAAAAAATAAAACATATTATGGAAACTGCAGTAGATCTAGAAGTACCTAACAAAGTAGACTATGAATCTGGACCCAATTGGGGCGAAATTAAATAATAAAAAACTTTCCTGGACGACATTTTCTGATAAAATAATCAGATTATGAAAAAAATTTGTAAACAATGCGAGATGGAATGCCATTGTAGTGGGCCTGGAATTAAAGGTTGTCGTATTTGTTATTGCGTAAAAGATTCTGATAAAAAATGGTGGCAATTTTGGAGATAATTAAATGTTTGTAAAATGTAAAACTTGTGGCTGCGGATGTCATTGTGAAGAATATAAAATAAAAGCAGATCATTATACACCTTTAATGGACGTATGTGGTTGTAAAAAATGTGATCATGAAGAAAAAAAAGAAATTGAATATGAGGAATGTTTGTCATGTCAATAGCAGAATTATTAAAGAAAAACTTTGTAATGATACCGGTAATAATATCAATTTTAGTTGGAACATTTACGGGTGTTAAGTATATCGTAAGTCTCACAGAAACTATTGATAAAAACAGAGATCAAATTGCCATTATAAATGATACTCATTTAAAAAATCAAATTGGATACATAGCTAGAATACAAGAAAATCAAAGCCATTTATTATTAAATATAGAAACCAATAAGGGTAATACAATTGTTACAAATGATAAACTTAAAACAATGGAAGAAAAAATAAAACAAATGGAAAACGATTTTAAAAACTTTTTAATTATGCGTAGTACATTAACGGTAGATAAATAATATGGAAAGTCTCAGGATGGATTATAGATTTACAGCACTATTAATAGTTCTTATGGTGACTTTAGCCTTATTTGGTGGGCCACAATAATGATTGACAAATTTATATATAAATTCTGTGATAT